GACGGCGCTGCGGCCCGCCGTGCGGCGGGAGCGATGGGACAGACCCAAAGACAGTTTTCGCACGGTTGGTTATCCCGCCCTCCATCAGGGCAAAGAGATCGAGACGGCGGCGGTGAGACTCCGCAGGTACGCTAAGCCTCTTGCCGGGGCTGCTGGTTAAGTCGATGCCCCTTGAAATTAGCGTGGGCATAGCTGAGGTTCAAATCCTCACCCGGCAAGGAAGCCGTCTCGATACCCAACACGTGGTCGCCCCCGATCTGGCGGCTACAGAGCCGGGGTTGCAGTAGGATGCACCCCGGCAATCTCCCTTCGAGCGCGGCGACATCACCATCCCGCAACATTAGCCAATGGTCGCCCGCTCGATCTTCATTCACCGGAGAGCAAATATGAAGCTCCGAGGCTACACCAATAGTTCAGACTGGCACCCAATTACTCTGCTGGCGATGATGGCAGATCGCAACTGCTGGTACTGCGGCGTCTCGTGGCGCGAATGGAAGCTCAGCGCCTCCTATGACTGGTACGATGGCCCGCTGTTCCTGCTTTGGGTCGGGCCGTTCTGGATTACGCTTTCCTAACCCTCCCCAGCCCTTGGCCTTCAACAGCCAGGGGCACACACACCTAACCCCAAGAGGCTGTCACCATGGGCCTGCCTTTGTGGATGCAGGTGGCAGCGGTGCTGATCATGCCGCCGCAGCCTCTTGCTGCTGACTGGCGCTCGTATCATCCGGCCTTTGTGGCTGTGTATCAGTAGAACAAAACTATCGCGGACCCCACGCGATGACACGGTGATGTGTCGAAAATCACGGGGTTGTACGGATGAAATTTCCAATATCTCGCAAACCGACCAAGCCTTGTGCAGTCGGAAAGGGGACTTAAGCCTTTCAAGGGCTTGAGTGAATTTAATATGGCAGGTCGCCCGCCCAAAGAACGCTCATTCGCTGCGATGCTCAATATTGCCATCAAGGAGGCAATCGAAGGCAGTGACAAGACCAAGCTACGTGCGGTTGCCGATGCCTTGGTTGATAAGGCCATCTCAGGCGATGTCGCTGCCATCAAGGAAGTTGCAGACCGTCTCGACGGCAAGGTTCCGCAGGCTGTCATAGGCGACGGCGGCGAAGACCCCATCAACCTGGTCCATGAAATCAGGCGCGTCATTGTCCGTCCTGAACCTCGAAACGGCTGAGTGCTTTGCTCCGCTTCTGGAGCCGGCACGAGACAAGGGCGCGCATGGGGGGCGCGGTTCGGGAAAGTCGCACTTCTTTGCCGAACTGCTGATAGAGGACAGCCTTGCCAACAAGGGCTTGCTGAGCGCCTGCATTCGCGAAGTGCAGAAGTCGCTGAAGGATTCGGCAAAGCGCCTTATCGAAAGCAAGCTGGCTGAGAACGGTCTGGGCGAAGCCGATGGCTTCAAGGTGTTCAACGAGTTGATCAAGACGCCCGGCGATGGCGTGATCATCTTCCAGGGCATGCAGGACCACACAGCGGAATCGATCAAGTCGCTGGAAGGTTTTAAGCGAGCTTGGGCTGAAGAGGCGCAGACACTCAGCGCCCGGTCTATCAGCCTGTTGCGCCCCACTATTCGCGCCGAGGGCTCTGAACTCTGGTGGAGCTGGAACCCGCGCCGCAAGAACGATCCCGTGGACATGATGTTGCGCGGGCCATCCAAACCGACTGGCGCTGCTGTTGTTCGCGCCAACTGGTCAGACAATCCGTGGTTCCCAAGTGTGCTGGAGCAAGAGCGCCTCGATTGCCTCGCCAACAACCCTGATCAGTACGATCATATCTGGGAAGGTGGCTACGTGACCGTTGCGGAAGGCGCCTACTATGCCAAGCCATTGGCAGAGGCCCGGGCTCAGGGCCGCATTGGCAGGGTCGCTGCTGACCCGCTGCTGACGATCAAGCTAGTGCTGGACATTGGCGGGACTGGAGCAAAGGCCGATGCGTTCGCCATCGTGGCGGAGCAATGGATCGGCCGCGAAATCCGGGTACTGAACTATTACGAGGCGGTTGGCCAGCCGATGGCCTCGCACCTCAATTGGATGCGCTCGCAAGGCTACACGCCAGAGCGAGTGCAAGTGATCCTGCCGCATGACGGTGTGGCACACGACAAGGTTTATGACGTCTCCTACGAGAGCGCCTTTCGGGATGCCGGCTATGATGTCTTGGTGATCCCAAACCAGGGCAAGGGCGCTGCCATGCAGCGTGTCGAAGCCTCTCGCCGGCTGTTCCCGCTCATGTGGTTCAACGAGGCGACAACGGGCGCGTTGCTCGATGCCCTTGGTTGGTATCACGAGCGCAAAGACGAGACGCGCAACATCGGGCTTGGGCCTGAGCATGATTGGGCATCGAACGGCGCCGACGCCTTCGGGCTCGGCAGTGTCGCCTACGAAGAACCTCGCAAGAAACGCACTGACGACGAAGGCTACGGGTCGCATCGCGGTCCTGGGCAATGGATGGGGTAGTTCATGACGCGACCATCTAAGGAACTGTACTGGCGTGGTGCTTGGCGCTCTGGGCTTTGCTTCGGCGGGGAACTGACATTTGAGCCGCGCTTGGATGCGTATCCGCGCTCAATTCTCCCCACATGTTGGCAGGTCTGGTGGAAGCCGTTCCAGTCGATTGGCTGGAAAGTGAAGCTCTATACGCGCCGCGGCAAGGTAAAGGGCTGGTACTGGTGATGTCTGACAAACCTATCCAGCATCAGTCTGGCGGCTTCAAACTGCCAGGGTATGTCCCCCGCATATTTCAGTCTGACCTGCATAGCAAAGCGACCATGGCTAATGCGTTGGTCGAAGCGGGCATCTTCGAGACCGCAGGTGAAGCGCGGCGCGCCGGATGGGACAAGCCCCTGATGGGTGGGCTGCATGTCATCGGCAAGGCCCGCAAACTTTGCGTGATCTACATGGATCGTGAGCCCGGCTGGGACCGGTCGGAAGCCTTCGGGATTAAGGACACTCCTCATGGCTGACGACGACAAGAAGCCAGACAACAAGGACGATCTGCTCGCTGCCGGCCGCAAGGCGTTCGAGCTGTGCGATGAGCACGAGTCCGACAACCGCCAGGCCTACAAGGATGACGTGCTGTTCGTCCGCGCCCGTGAGCAGTGGCCAGAAGCCATTCGCAAGCAGCGTGAGGCCGATGGCCGCCCCTGCCTGACCATCGACAAGCTGGGCCCGGTCATTCGCCAGGTGGTCAATGACAGTCGCCAGAACAAGCCGTCGATCAAGGTGCACCCGGTCGATAGCGAAGGCGATCCCGAGACTGCCGAGGTCATCAACGGCCTGATCCGCAACATAGAATACACCAGCAATGCTGACGTGGCCTATGACACGGCTGTTGAGTGCGCTGTTGGTGGTGGCTTTGGCTATATCCGCGTCGGGCTCGATTATGCCTATGACGATACGTTTGACCTCGACATCAAGATTGACCGCGTTCCCAACCCGCTGAGCGTCTATCCGGATCCGCACTCAACCGCGGCGGATAGTTCTGACTGGAACGTTGCCTTCGTCGTGGACAAGATGACCCGCGAGGCCTTCAAGGCTGAGTATCCCAAGGCCACCGTTACCGATTGGGACAGTGACGCATGGATGGATGCCGGCGACTGGCTCGATAGCGACGGCGTTCTTGTCGCTGAGTGGTGGACGCGCGAGCTGTACGAAAAGACCATCGTCAAGACGACCGATGGCAAGATTTATGACGAGAAAGACCTGACCGCTGACGAGGATCTGGCCTTTGCGCTGGAGAACAATCTGATCCAGTTGGCCAAGGACAAGCAGGGCCAGCCGATCCGCCGCGTGACCAAGTGCTATCGGGTCATTCAGCGCATCATGACGGGCGCGGAAATCCTCTCCGAACGCGAATGGCCCGGCAAGTATATCCCGATCATCCCGGTTTATGGCGACGAATTCTGGATCGACGGCAAGCGCTATCTGCGGTCCCTGATCAACGGGGCAAAGGACGCTCAGCAGATGCTGAACTTCTGGCGCACGTCCGGGACAGAGCTGGTGGCGCTGGCCCCGCGTGTTCCGTTCATTGGCAAGAAGGGCCAGTTTGACCACGACCAGGAGCGCTGGCAGACCGCGAACGTCAAGAGCCACAGCTACCTCGAATATACCGGTGATGTGCCGCCCCAGCGCCAGCCGCTCGATAGCGGCGTTGCCGCCGGCTCCATGCAGGAAGCGCTGAACGCCTCCGACGATATCAAGTCCATTACGGGCATCTATGACGCCTCGCTCGGCGCGCGGTCCAATGAAACCAGCGGCAAGGCCATCATGGCTCGCCAGCGCGAAGGGGACGTTTCGACGTTTCACTTCATCGACAACCTGGCCCGGGCCATCCGGCATACTGGCCGTGTGATCATTGACCTGATCCCGCATGTCTACAACGCCCCGCGCATCGTTCGGGTCATTGGCGAGGATGGGTCGCAGAAGCCCGTGCCGGTCAATCAGGAAGCGCCCAAGGTCAATGACGAAACCGGCCAGCCGGAAGTCGATGAAATGGGCCAGACCGTCATGGCGCTGCACGACCTCAGCGTCGGCAAGTACGACCTGACTGTCTCGACGGGCCCGAGCTTCACGACCCAGCGGCAGGAAACCGCCGAGCAGATGATGATGCTGATCCAGGCCTATCCCGCTGCGGCTCCGCTCATTGGCGATATTCTGGTGAAGTCCCTCGATTGGAAGGGCGCCGAAGAGATAGCCGAACGTCTCAAGAAGATGCTGCCCGCACAGGTGACAGGCGCTCCCGCCATTCCGCCCGAGGTGCAGAAGCTCATCGAAGAGGGCAAAGCCAAGCTGCAAGAGCAGGAGCAGGAGATTGGCGCGCTCAAGACCGACATTTCCGTCGATCAGCAGAAGGCAAACCAGCAGTTCGAGCTTGGCAAGCAGAAGCTGGCCCAGGAACGCGAGCTTGGCATGATGCGCATCGCCAACGAGCGCGACATGGCCGCGATGAAGGATGGCGGCGTGGAAACGCAGGGCGAGGATGGCTCAACGGTCGTCAAGTCCCGCACCGACATGGGCTTCGAAGCCATCATGCAGGGCCTGAACGCGCTGGGCCAGATGGTCGCGCAGAACGGGCAGGCCACTCAGCAGGGCTTGCAGGCCATTGCTCAGGTGGTGGCCGCTCCCAATGAGCTGGTGCGCGACCCAGCGACAGGCCGCGCCGTCGGCTCCAGAAAGGTGATGAACTAAATGGCAGTGATCTACGCAGCGGCGCTCCGCACCACCCGCATGACCGATGTTGTCAACGCAATTGACGCAGGAGTGGGAGCGGGCAAGCTCAAGATTGGCACGGCCAGCATGGCCTCGGTCCTGGCAACCCTGACCCTGGCTGACCCCTGCGGCACGGTGTCAGGCGATGTCCTGACCCTCGACTTCGACCCCGACATTTCGGATTCGTCGGCTGACAATACCGGCACGGCAGCGGCGGCCACGATCACCGACAGCGCCGACAACGTGATTGTCTCCGGCCTCACGGTCGGCACGTCTGGAACCAACATCGTTCTCGACAGCACGTCGATCACAGCGGGCCAGACCGTGACCATTACGGCAGGAACACTGACGCATAACACCTCGGGCACCTAAGCCCCTCTAGGGGAGGCGCCCGATGGCCATTACCAAGGTTGGCGAGCTAGCCTTTAGCGTTGCCTCGGGCTCCGGGAGCGAGAACAAGACCCTTCCCGGGCCTCCTATCGCCAACGACCTGGTTATTGTCCACATCGTCGGTGACGGTGCGCTGGCAATCGGTGACATCCTCACCTCGGGTTACACGAACATCGTCACCGCTGCGGCTGATGCCCCTGGCTCTGTCGTTGCTCGCAAGTTCATGGGCTCCACGCCCGATACTGTCGTCAATATCGATCAGAAAACCGCCAACTACATAGCCGGCACCATTCAGGTGTGGCGTGGTGTTGACCTCACAACGCCGCTCGATGCGGCGGTCGTGTCTGCGACTGGTGCTAGCGGCCAGCCTGACCCGGGCTCATTCACCACTGTAACCGCCAACGCCATGCGCATTGTGGTCGGTGGGCTGGACGATGACGACGCCACTGTATCAGCAGCGCCATCAACCTTTGGCGACCTGATCAGTTCCAATACGGGGCAGGCCAGCACCACTATTGGTGCGACATCAATGATGGCGTCGCTGCTCGCTGCATCTCCTGGCGCGCTGGATCCGGGTGCGTTTACGACCTCGGGCACTGACGCGTGGGTTGCCTACCATTTCGCGCTTCGTCCCGCAGTCACGGGCGTCTCTGGTTCACTCACTGGCACGGAAGGTGCTGACGCAGCCTCAATAGCCGGCGATGTGATCGTTTCCGGGTCTGCATCGGGAACCGATGGCGCTGATATCGCTGCCTTTGCAGGCGATGTCATTGTCTCAGGAACGCTTGCTGCCACTGACGGCGCTGATGCCGCGGCCTTGGCTGGCACAGTCGCCTTCCCGGTCATCTCTGGCTCGTTGGAAGGGACAGAAGGCGCAGACACGGCGGCTCTAACGGGCACTGTGCTGGTATCTGGCGCTCTCGCTGCCGATGACGGTGCCGATAGTGCGGAGTTTGCAGGCAATGTGAGCCTGGTGCCCGTCACTGGCTCGCTTGAGGCGACCGAGGGCGCTGATGGCGCTGCGCTGGCCGGCTCAGTTACGCAGCCGGCATCTACCGCCACCTCGAGCGGATCTGCCACCACCTGGAACCCGAAAACCCTATCCCGCATAGCCCGTGAGGCAAAGCGGGCGAAGTCGGCGCGGAAAGCGCGGCCCATCATCATCCGCGAAATTGGGGCCGCTCTGGGCGGAACTGATGACGCAAGGGCCGCCGCAGCGGAAGCCGCCAGCGAAACGCTGACCTCGGCGCCGATCACTCAAGACACCGTGGCTGAGGTCTATGCCTTGGCCGAACTCATTCTAGCCCGGATGGATGAAGAGGACGCCGAAATGCTCCTCCTGTCTGCCGCCTAGCATCGGACGCGCCGCCGCTCTGGCGCTCATTCACCAACCTGTCACGGAGTGAACGTCTATGGCCGACGAGGATATCTCTATTGCCGCGCCCGCAGTGGAAACACCAAGCGATACCGGGGCAGTGGAACCAGTCGAAACCCCCGAACTTCCCGAAACCCCGCAGGACATTCTAGAGCCTGGCGAGGACGAGGGGGACAACGCCGATGACGGTGGTGAACCCGTTGAGATCGAGTACGTCACGCTCGAACGCAACGGCAAGCAGTATCAGGTTCCCAAGGAGCTTGAAGGTGAATTCCTCATGCAGGGGGATTACACCAAGAAAACGCAGACGGTCGCCGAAAAGGCCAAGGAACTGGAGCAGCGCGAAGCCGCGATTGCCCAGCAAGCTGAAGCCACTGAAGCCGAACTGGATGCGCGCGCCACGCTCAAGAGCGTGAACGCAGAGCTTGATGCCTATCTCAAGCTCACCCAAGAAGACTGGGACTTCCACGAAACCCAAGACCCCCTAGGCGTTCGTAAGCATGAGCGCCGCATGGAATTCCTCAAGGCTCAGAAGGCCGAGCTTGAGGGTGTAGTGAATAATGCCAGCACACAGCGGACTGAGAAAGCGCAGCAAGACCTTGCCAAGCGCGTTCAGGAAACCCTTGAGGCTGCACCCAAGATCATCCCCGGCCTGACACCCGAAACCCGCGCCGCCACCATCGACAAGCTAGTCTCTTTCGCAACTTCCGAGGGCATCCCGGAACAAGTGCTGAAAGCGAACTGGAGCCCTACGCTCCTTGGCTTGCTGCACAAGGCGCATATCGGGGCACAGGCCATCGCTAAACAGGCCGCTCCCAAAGCTGCCCCCAAAGCTCCCGTTGCTCCCCTCGCCACCGTCAAGGCGATGTCCAGTCCCACGACCTCCCGGTCTGTGGCTGACCTCGCTCGTGGCGATGACATGGAGGCATACGCGGCAGCTCGCCGGGCAGGGAAGCGGTAAACCCCCGCAAAACCTCAGCTTGAACGTCGTGATGACAGTCCAGGCCCAGTGCGCCCAGTGCGCCAGAAGGACCCTCTAAAATGGCAAATACTACCCTCACGGCGGACATCATTGCCGCCGAGGCCATCACCATTCTCGACAACGAGCTGGTCATGGCCAAGCAGGTCTTCCGTGGCTACGAGAACGAATTCGACAAGAAGGTCAACGGCTACAAGGTTGGGGAAACCATCTCCATCCGCAAGCCGACCGACTTCACGGTTCGCGACGGCGCCACTATGGACGTGCAGGACGTCACCGAAGGCAAGACGACCATTGTGCTCAACAAGCGCAAGGGTATCGACTTCAAGTTCACGTCCCAGGATCTCACCACCAAGATCGGTGAACTGTCCGAACGCGTCATCAAGCCGGCCATGGTGCAGCTCGCCAACCAGATCGACCGTGATCTGATGGCACTCTATGCCAGCGTCCCGAACTGGGTCGGCACTCCCGGCCAGACGGTGAACTCCTACACCGACTTCGCCAAGGCTCCCGAACGCCTCGACACACTGGCGGTTCCGTTCGATGCCCGCTCGGCTGTCATGTCGCCGGCTGATCATTGGGGCCTGCTCGGTTCCCAGACCAGCCTGTACATGCAGGACGTGGCTAAGGGCGCCTATCGCAACGGCTCGCTCGGCATGATCGGCGGCGTGGACACCTACATGTCCCAGAACGTGCCGTCGCACACCACCGGCAACTTCGCCGGCACCGTGCTGATCGACCTGTCGATCACGACCAGCACCACGACCTACGAAAGCGTCAAGGACACCAACGTCCAAACCATCCACATGGATGGCTTCACCACTGCCGCGGCCGTGGTCAAGGCTGGCGACGTGTTCACGATTGCCGATGTGTATGACGTGAACCCGGTGACCAAGGCCCGCCTGCCGCACCTCAAGATGTTCACCGTCACCGCCGACGCCACCATGGCCTCGAACGAGGGCGACCTGATCATCACTCCGGCGATTATCTGGACCGGCGCCTTCAAGAACGTCGATGTCGTCTCCAGCGTTACCGACCTCAACAACCAGGCCGTGACCTTCATCGGTACGCAGTCGAGCGTGTACCCACAGAACATGGTGTTCCACAAGAACGCCTTCGCCCTGGTGTCGGTGCCCCTGATCTCGCCTCCGGGCGCCGTCGATGTTGCTCGCAAGAGCTACAAGGGCACCAACGTTCGCGTCATCCCCGTCTATGACGGCGTGACCGACGAAAGCGCATGGCGTCTGGACGTCCTCTACGGCGTCAAGGCCATCGACCCGCGCCTGGCTGTCCGCCTGAGCGGCACGGCCTAACAACAGGGCGGGGCACAACGCCCCGCCTTTCCCCATTCCTGAAAGGACACTCCAATGGCTGTACGACAGCTTTCCGATGGCGGCCCCGCCGGCACTACCCTGGGCCAGTCGGCTTCCGATCTCGTCTCGTTCCACGGCGCCACGCCTGTTGACCAGGCCGCGTCGATCTCCCTCGCCACCAATGCCACGATTGCGACGACCAACGTTGCCGTCCGTGCCATCATCGCCGCCCTCTACGAAAAGGGCCTGATTGAAGCTGGTCCCGGCGCGTAATGCCGCCCAAGCTCACCTTTCGAGCGGGTCAGGTTTTCCATCCGGAATATCTGGTTCGCAACAAGGTGACCAACCTGCGCCTTGGCCTTCCTGTGTTTGGGGAGGCCAAGGGCACCAAGTCCAAGCTAGCCGTAGTGGGCGGCGGGCCAGAAGTGGTCCGCTTTCGGGACGATCTCAGGAGCTGGGACGGCGAAATCTGGGCCATCAACGGGGCCTTTGGCTGGTGCCTCGACAATGGCATCCCGGCAACGTTCTTCTCGCTTGACGCATCCGATGCCCTTCTTGGCATGGCGCAGCGGGCGACCGCGGCAATCCTGGCGGACCACTGTAACCCCTCTGTGGTCGCAGCAGTCAGCGGCCCGGTGCAGATGATCGATCTGGAGCATACGCCGCTCGGCGCCACCTCTGCCGCCTCCGTTCCGATGCTGGCGGCCATAAACGGCAATCCAAGCGTGACCCTGTTCGGTTGCGAATCCTCATTCACCGACCGCGAGCATGCCTATTCGTGGAGCCTCGTGACCGAGAGCCGCGTCTTGGTGGAGTGCGGCGGCCAAGAATACCTGACAACGCCGCAATTGATCATGCAGGCCGAATACCTAGCCGACATTGCCCGGCGAGTGCCCGGCTACGTCACCGTCAAGGGCTCTGGCTTCCTGCCGGCCCTAATCGAGCATGGCGACTATGAAGTCGTGAAGGTTTCCCGCGACATCGCACAAGCGTCCGGAGGCGCCCCGTAATGGCACTCGCTAATTATACTGACCTCCAGGCCTCGGCGCTGGACTGGATGACCCGTGCTGGCCAAACCGGGCAGGTGGTGGACTGGATCGCGCTTGCCGAGGCCCGGCTTAACCGGGAGCTTGGCGCAATCGAGACCGACACGACCTTGACCGGCGTTCTCGACAGCCGCCGCATTGATATCTCGGCCGTGTCGCTGGTGCAGCCAATCGCGCTGTTCCTCGCAGAGACGGGTGAGGATGAAGTGTTCATCAACCCCAAGGCTGATGGGACATTCCCCTACCTGACCGACAGCGGCAAGCCGTCTGTGTGGGCGCTGGACGGCACCAATATCGACTTCGATTGCCCACTGGACGCGGCCTATCCGTTCCGTCTGCGCTATCGGCAGAAGTTCAACCTTGCCACCAGCGCGACCAACTGGCTGCTGACCAATCATCCTGACGTGTATCTGGCTGCAACCCTGATGTGGGGCGCTGGCTACAATGAGGACTGGAACAATGGCGCAGTGTGGAAGGGCATTCTTGAGGAAGCCATTCCGAGCATCAAGAACACGATAGCCCAGAACAAGCGCGCGGTTTCGACGGTTGATGCCGGCTTGGCCATGGTTGGCCGCTCCTGGCGCTACGGCTGGGATGGGACGAACTGATGCAGTTCATCTATGGCCCCCTTGCCCCTGATGCCAAAGCCAACGCGCCCGGCGTCTGCATAGCCGCTGACGGCGTTCTGCCGCTGCCTGAAGGGTATGGCCCGGCTCAGCAATTGGTGACGCCAGCGGGCGCCACAGTGCTGCCGGCGGCTCCACGCGGTGCAATCACTGTCATCAAGCGCACGGGCACGGTGCAGGTCTATTTCATGACCGAGGCCACGTTGCAGAGCCTCGGCACGGACTTTACCTGGACGCAGATAGAGGCAGGGCTGTCCTGCACCAGTGGCGATGATTGGTCACTGGAACAGTTTGGCGACAAGCTGCTCTATACCAACACAACGCAGGGACTGCGGGCCTATGACGTTGAGGCCGGTGGCGCGGCTGCTGCAATCTCCGCTGCGGGTGATCCGCGCGAGCTGTTCGTTTGCGCCAATATGGTTTTCGGGCTCGATTGCAAGGACGATGCGGGCGACCGGAACAACCGGCTCATTCGTAATTCGGACTTCAATGACCACACCGACTGGACGGGCGGCGCGGCCGATCAGCAGCCCCTCGAAAAGGGCGGCGAGTTGGTCTGTGGCGTCAATCTCAAGAACGCGGCGGCGGTCATCTTTCAGCGTGACGCCATGCGCCTGCTCCAGTTCGGCAATGCCGGCGGCGGCGCCATGTATTCGCTTCAGGAGATCGCCAACGGGCGCGGCTCGGTCGGCAAGAAGTCGGTCGTGGCCTTTGATGGCGTGGTCTATTTCCTCTCCACGAACGGGTTCTTCCGCTTCTCGCTATCCACCGGGTTGCAGGCCATCGGATCTGGCAAGATCGATGCGTGGTTCCTGTCCCAGGTGGCCTTGATCGACCTGCCAAAGGTGCAGGGCACTATCGACCCGGCGCGCAAGATCGTGCTGTGGCGCTATCCGACCAGCGCGGATGCATCATCTTCCGTTACCGAGCATGTCATCGGCTACTCGTGGGAATATGACAAGTGGTTCACCTGGTCGGTCGATATGGCCTATCTAAGCCGCGTGGCGACCCCCGGCTATACGCTGGGCACGGCGGCGGCGGCGTTTGGCGACCTTGCCGGGGCGCCTGATATTCCGATTGGCGACCGTTTCTGGCAGGGCGGCGGCGAAGTGCTGGCGGCGCTCGATAGCGACCTCAAATATGCGGCCTTCTCTGGCACGGCGCAGGCAGCGCGCATTCGCACATCGACAAGCAATAGCCCGGTCACGGCATTGATCGGCTGGGCAACCCCGATTGACGATGCGGCGGGCGGCACTCTGGCCATGCGGGTCACCGACACCCTTGATGACGTGACAACGGCGTTCAACACCGGGGCGGCCAAGGTATCGGGCGGGCGGACACCGCAGCGGGGCAGGGGGCTTAACCTCTCCTTTGAGCGCAACATTCCGGCCGGCGAAACCTGGACCTATGCCAAGGGCGTCGATCACATCAAGTCAAGCGCGGGTGGCCCGAAATGAGTTTCACCCTTACCGGCGGGTCAATCCTTACCAAGGCGACCAAGCTGACGACTACGAGCGCAACGGCCCTCTACACGGCGCAGAAGCGCACGGTGATCCTCTCCATCGTCGCCACGGAAATCACAGGCAATACCCCGGCGCTGACGCTGGAACTCTATGATGCCACCACGAGCTATTATCTCCGCAACGCTCTCGCCATGACGGCCAAGCAGACGCTGATCTTCAATGAGCCCCTGACCATCAATGCTGGCTGGTCGATCCGTGCGACGGCGGGCGCTGCGAACCAGATCGATTGCCTCATTACGTTCATGAGCCCTGACGCCACGGCGCTGGGCACGTGGAACGGCCCACAGGGCTAGCATGCAATTCGTCCTTGTCGAGCCGGAGCGCATTGCAGCGCAGTGGCCGGCCTTGTCCAAAATCCTGGAGCCTGCGGTTCGGGTCCATCCCGGCGCGACCATGCAGGGCGTCTATGACCGGCTGATGGCTGGTGACTTCCACATGATCGAGGGCGCTGGGCCTGCCGAGGGGCTGGTCATGGTGTTCCGGGTTTTTCCTGAAGGCGAGCGGGTGAGCTGCTTTGCCTCCTATCTGGCAGGCCGGGTCAAATCCGGGCCGCTGCTCAAGACCATGCGGCAACTCATGGCTGACTTTGAAGACCACTGCCGCGGCGCAGGGGTGAATCAGATCTACATCGGCGGGCGCAACTGGAGCCGGGTATTCCCCGACTATCAGCCTGTTGATGACGTGGACAACCGACTGCGAAAGGTGCTCATCAATGGGTGACAATAAGGACGAAACGGTCTCCACGAGCAGACCAACTAACCCAGCGGTTGACAACACGCTGACCAACCTTCTGGGCTCGCTCGGCGGTGTTGCGGCCAAGGGCATGCCGACCTTTAACCAGAGCCTCTATACCGGGGCTGGGGACACCACCAAGGCGGGCTGGGCCTCGATGCTGGGGGCTGGCAACAACCCGACCTATTCGGCTGGCGTTGCTGGCGCTACGGCTGACTTTGCCGATGCGGCGGCGGGCAACCAATTTGGGGCCAATGACGCCTACTACGACAAGCTGAGCGACAAGGCGCTGACCAACGTCAACTCCATGTTCACCAATTCGGGCCGGTTCGGCTCGGGCTCACACGTCAATACCGCCGTTAGCGCTCTGGGCGACGTGAACAACGCCAATATCGCCGCAGATCGCCAGTGGCAGTCACAGGCGGCAGGTATGTTGCCCGGCATGTATCAGGCAGGCATGGCCCCGGCTGGCGTCCAGCTTGGCGTCGGAGCGCAGCAGGACGCGGATGCACTGGCACGGCGTCAGGGCGAGGCGGATCTGCACGAGCGCACCTATGGCGCCGATTGGGCGAACCTGGGCAAGGCGTCGTCAATCTTCGGGCAGCTCGCCGGCACGGGTGGGCAGACGAACACGGTTTCCTCCCCCGCAACGCCGTGGTGGATGAATGCCGCATCCCTCGCCGGACAGTTTATCTAGGAGACGATCATGGGCCTCGCTGAACTGTTCCTGGGCAAAGAAAACCCGTTTTCGCAGTACGTCTCCGACAACAAGAACACCGTGCATGGCGCGTTCGCCGGGCTGAGCCAGGGCAACAGCTTCGCCTCCGGTCTTGGTGGCGCTGCCATGGGTGCGAACCGTGGCGCGGTCATGGATGACCTTGCTCAGCAGCAGAAAGCCGAGGAAGAGAAGCGCGTAGCCCAAATCAACGCCACGGCTGAATTCCTGCGATCCAAGGGCGCGGAAGACCTCGCGGCTGCGGTTGAGGGCGGCATGACCACGGGCGCCGATGCGTTCAATCAGTGGTATACGAAGGCCAATGCGCCCGCGCCGACGCCGACAGCCGATTGGGCCAAGCTCAATGACGGCACCCTGTTTAATCAGCGCACGGGCGAAACCATGCCGCTTGAGGGCATGGAACCGGGAGCTGGCGGCTTTGTGGATCCCAAGGAAGCCTTTGACCGCGAGAAAGACCTTGCCGCTCAGTACGCGGGGCAAGACCCGGTAAAGACCTATCAGGCAGTCCGCAACAGCTATGAGCGTGTACGCGAGAGCGCGCAAATCGGGAACACCAACCCTAACGGTTCCGGCGCAGCCGATGTTGCCTTGGTGTTTGCCTATATGAAGATGCTTGATCCTACCTCTGTCGTCCGTGAAGGCGAATTCGCGCAGGCGGCACAGGCAGGTGGCGTCCCATCTGCCGTCCTGAACATGTACAATAATTTGATCAAGGGCGACAAACTGACCCCCGAAGTTCGGCAGCAGTTTGTGCAGCAGTCCGATGCCATCTATCAGGAAGTGACGCAGAACCTCGAATCCCTGAACCAGCAGTACGACACCCGCGCCACTGGCTGGGGCGTCAATCCGCAGAACTTTATCTACACGCCTGAGCAGTACGAGCCCCTAGCCGGCGGCGGCGTCAGAATGCCCAATGGGAACACCGTGAGGCCGCTGTAATGGCAAAGTTCGAGGTAGCGACCCCTGATGGTCGCAAGTTCGAGATTGAAGCGCCAGACGCTCAGTCTGCGAGCGACACGCTGGACCAGTACCTTGCCACTCAGGGGAACGCTGCGCCGTCTCCAGCCTATGACGAGGCGCTTGCCGCCGGTTCGCAGGCATCGCAGAAGTTTTCTGGCTACCAGCCGAGCAATGGGCCGACCCTCGGGGATCGGGCCATGTCATTCGGACAGGGCGTCATTGAAGGCGTACCCATAGCCGGGCCATGGCTGGAAGACCGCCGCGTTGATCTGGACGCCACGATTGCTCAACTACCGGGTGGAATGACCCCTGAGCAGGTTCGCGAAGAGGCGGCGGCGCGTAAGGCGTACCTTCAGCAGCATGCCGGCAATGAGCGTTTGGCTGGCAATATCGCGGGCGCTGTTGCTCCGCTTGCTGTCGCTGGCCTCACTGGCCCTGCTGTCATCGGTCGCGCTCTCGGCATGACGGGCGGTCTTGGCTCGCAGGTCGGGTTTGGCATGCTGTCTGGTGGCGCTATTTCGGGTGCTGACACCCTTGCGCGTGGCGGCACGGCAGAGGACGCGCTGAAAAGCGCAGCATTTGGTGGCGCAGTTGGCGGCGCTGCCCCGTTGGTAGTCAAAGGAGTGGGTGGCGTTCTTGGCGGCATGGTGGGCAAGGGCGTCCCCAAGGCAGCGCAGAACGTTGCTCGCGCCATGCAGGCCGATGAAGTCACCGCGCCGGGCCTGCAGCGCGCCATGGCACAGATGGGCCCTGATGCCACGCTGATGGACTTGGGCCCGAACCTGCAATCGCTGGCTGGCGGTATTGCCTCAGTTCGTGGGCCCGGCCAGAAGATGCTACGCGATACGATCACCAGCCGCGCGAAGGCCGGTCCGGCTCGTGTTGCGGCTGACGTTGGCCGTACCATCGGCAAGGGGCAGGAAATTGGTGGGCTGACCGAGCAGATCATAACCGCACAGAAGGCCGCGGCTGACCCACTCTATGCGGCTGTTCGTGACGTACCGATCAAGCTGGAAGGCAACCTCAAGCTGGTCGCCTCTACGCCGCTCGGTCGCCAGGCCTTCAAGCAGGGTATTGAGATGGCCGCCAATGATGGTGTGCAGCCCGGAACCCTGACCATCGGGGTTCTCGACTATGCCAAGCAGGCTCTGGACGACATTGCCAATGAAGCGAAGCGCCTGGGCAAGGGCAATGCAAACCGTCAGGCCGCCAATATGGCCCGCCTGCTGGCCACTGAGGGCGACAAGATAGCGCCCGGCTACAAGCAGGCCCGTGAAGCCTTTGCAGGCCCAGCCGCCGTGCTCGATGCCATTGAAGAGGGCAAGGCCACGTTCAAGGCCGACATGTCCCCCGCCGATATGCAGCGCCTCATGGCCGATATGACCACCAGCGAAAAGGACGCCTTCTTGCAGGGGGCCCAGACGGCGGTTGCGGATCTGCTCGGCAATTCAGCCAATGACGTTGCCTCCGTTCGCAACCTGCTTCGCAAGCCCTACAACGAAGCCAAGTTGAGGGCCCTGATCGGCAGCGAGGCGACGGATGATCTGTTGCGCGCCGTGGATCGCGAACTGATGTTCGGGCAGACCGCGAACGCCGTGAACAGCAATTCAGAGACTGCGCGCCGCACCGCATCGCAGGCAATGGTCAATCCGGATGGCGGTCCAGAGTTGGGACCACAGGGGACCATCGGTCTGGTGTTCGCTGCAATCAACGCAGCAAGGGGCAAACTCCGCGCAACGCTACAGCCCAAGGTCAATCGTGACATGGCTGAGCTGCTGACGAGCAAGGCCATCGACCCGCGCCAGTTGCAGATGCTCACTCGGGCCCAGAAGTCGCCCCGACCTTTGCCGGTTGCTCCTGGTTCTCTGGCACTCCCTGCCACGCCGGGTCAGGACTTTGGCGACCGTCCGCCGCTCCGTTTAATCCTGAACGGTATGGGGGCCAATGACCCCTACACGGTCCAGCGCTAGACGCCGCGCCACTGGTTCAGAAAAACCATCAGGAACCCGCCCGTAGGCAGCGCAAAGACTGTGGTTCCAAGGAATAGAGTGTCGGAGGTCAGTTCCCCCCGATGCCACCATATCAGGGCAAGGATCGCCAGTCCTACTAGTCCAAGCAACCCATGAGCATTGGCGTTTCGGCGGCTCCGCTGGCTGCTGAATTCATGCGGCTCTAGATCAATCTGCATCCCCAACAAATAGTCCCGACACAGCCGGCCCGCAAGGCCGGTTTTTCTTTGCGAGGCCCGAATGGCTGACGACGATCTCGACATTCTCGCGTGGACCATGCTGGGCGAAGCCGGCGGCACAGGCACACAGGGCATGGCTGACGTTGGCCATGTCGTGCTCAACCGCGTCAATTCTGGGCGATATGGAGCATCCATTCAGGATGTTGCCCTTGCTCCAAAGCAGTTCTCAACCTGGAACAGCGGGGCAGGGGGCAATGATCCGAAGGGCAAGTATCCCAAGAACAGCCCGGAGTTCAAGCGCGCCCGCGAGATCGCCGCACAGGTTGTCGCCGGAACGATCCCCGGCCCGCCCGGCAAGCCGCTCGACTATAACGCTCCCAGCGTTTCCCCCTATTGGGCAAACAGCAAGGCCCAGCATGGCACTTACGAGCGCAATGGGCATGTGTTCTATCCATCCGTGCCCCTGCCTCCGGGTGAACTGCCAGAGGTCGCAACGGCCCTTGCCACGGTTCCAACGCCCCGCCCAGCCCTTCCGGTAACCCCGTCTCCGAGTGTGACGGCGTTGCGCAAGTCTGCCCCGCCGTCCCAGCTTATCCCGG